GTGCGTTCAGTTCTTCTCTATGCTTTATGGCCCTTGGGTGAAGAAAACGCTCACCACGAGTACCTTCCTTGCTGGAAGAAGAAGTCCGAATTGGAGGCGTGTCTTGCTTACCGGCATCTCCTGCTTTCTTGAGCATTTGAGCCTTCTCAGCCTCACTCCTTACCAACTCTTCGGGCGAAAGATACGCAGTCCCCTTATCATTCTTGATTTGGTTGCCTTGCTTATCCGTCACCGTTAACTTCCCATCCGACAATGCAAAGATATACTTTTCATTCAATTCTATGTCAAAGCCCTTCTTCGCAAGGGAATTGACCGAATCGCTCCAAGGCACATTGGCCTTAATCTTCATAACCTCTTGGTTCACAATGTAATTCTCAATGGCCTTCTGCGACTCCACCTCCTTCTGCTCCAACTTCTGCGTCAACTCCCCGGCCAAGGTTTCGTACTCGCCCTTCTGCCTTTTCAATTCAGCGAGTTGAGCCTTGTAAGCCTCATCGTCCTTACCGCTGTTTTGGGCTTGAGTTTTCAGCTCATCCACTTGAGCTTGAATGCGCTGCTGGGCAACCTCAAACAAATCCGACAACTTCTTCCCCTTGACATCCTCCTCGGTGAGGTTGAAGGAACGCTTGAACTTAGTCTCAAGGCTTCCGAGCGTCTTGCCCGTTACCTTGTTGCGGATGTCCTCGTCATCAACGGCCACCTCACGAGCGACATATTTCTTGGCAAGTTCTTCCTTGAATTGGTCAAGGCTTTCAAAGTCCTTCTCTTGGTCAAACAGCCATTTGGCCATCTCTTTGGAGTCTATGCTCATTTTCTACGGGTTTTAGTGGTTGTGGTTTCTTCGGTCGGAATCTCGGCCTGCTCCTCTTCCTCCGCTACCTCTTGCTCAAACACCTCTTCATCGGCAGGGACTTCGGGGGTCTGGTCCATAAACTCCTGCGTTGAAACAACGGCCACAGGTTCTTGGGCCACCAACATCGGTCTGCGCTTAGGCAATTCCTGGATAGGGGCCGAGAAGGTTTCGGGAGTGGCGTGGAGCATCGTTTCGTCAAGAATACGCATACCGTACTTTTTGAGAAACTCGGTGTTTTTCGCAACCGCAATGGTCACGAGAATCTGCTCTCCATCCGCACGGAGAACAGGGACGCATCGTCCTGTAATTCTTTCGTTCATAAGGTTAAAGGTTTAGGTTTTAGGTTTGTACCGCAAATATAAACAATAATGGGTAAACTAAACTTGAGGGACAAGCCAATGCCTGCAACGATAGCCTCCCAAGTAGATAAAAATGGTGGATTCATCGGTGCCGACAATCTTGCCCTTCCAATCTCCTAATTTGCCCCAGGAGCGCACTTCTTCTTTCGTGAATACCTTACCATCCCTCGCCACACAAAATGGCCGAGAATCGTTTACTAAGCCTCCTGCGTACAAGTATTTCTTAATGCCCAAAGCCTCGCCCATCGCAAAGGTGAAAGAGCGGTCAATGACCGCAAACATCGTGTCAGCCGTAAGCGTGGCCGTGTCAAAGAGCAACCCCTTTTTTCCAGCACCCCCTTTCACAATTTGGGCAATGCCCTCCTCCAAAGCGGTTCGGTCAGAGCCAGCGGCAATAGACGCAAGGATGAAGTTTCTCAAGGCCGTTGAAAAGCCAGACTTAAAGTTCGTCAAGTCCTCAAGCATAGAGGTTGCTTGGGCTTCGTAATCAATGCCGGAAACCGCATCGGGGTCAAGGCCCATCTTGCGGTACATCTCCCTGGTAAGTTCGGCCTGGGCATCCACCTTGTCCATCAAGAAGACCAAGGCATCAAAATACTTGCTCCCGGCAACGGCCCCATCCACTCCATCCATAAAGGCATTGACACGAGCATAATTGGCCGTGTCAAAAGATATATTGCCGTTCTTGTCGTAACTGAATAAAGCGAGCAGGGCAATGATAAGAGGCAGAACCTCGTTCTGCGATTCCTCCACCTGCTTGCCAAACTCCTCGCCAATCGTGTCCAAGTTCTTCTGCTTCTTGGACTGAATTTGCTCTAAAGTCATATTACGATTCGTCCTCCTCGCCCTCTTCGTCCTCGTCCTCTGCCTGTGCAGGAGGGATAGCCGTCCGTGCGTTCATAACGCTTTGGGGAGTCATCCTGGACGAACCCTCATCCTCTGGCACCAACTTCTTGGCCATCTCTATCAACACCGCCTTCTGCTCGGCCAAGGTCAGCGTCAAGAACTCTTCGTTCTCCGACAAAGCCTCCTTAATCAAGGACTCCAACTCAAAGTGCATTATCGCCTTCCACTTGGGGGCAATGCCCGAAGCAACCAACGCCAAGACATCCCTCGTTTCAAGATTGAAGAAGGGGTCAACCTGGACGCTCAACTTCATTATCGCACTCTTCTCCTCCTGGATGGGGAAGCGAGTGTCAAGGTATTGCTGGGCCAACATCGCCTTGGAAAAGGTCGGGGCCAACTTAATCTCTGCGGTCAACTCCGCATCGGTGCGCATCTCAAAGTTCTGCGGATAGCGAACCGCAGGCATCTTCCAGGCACCCCCATAACGCATCCTCCCAATCGTGTCCATAGCGAACTCGTAATCGGCAAAGATGGTGTTGGCAAAACGGAGCAGGAAGGAATACAGTTCCTCCCGGTCAATGGCCTTACCCGTGGCGGTCTCACGGCCCGAAATCTTCTCGTTGTTCATTACATCAATGGACAACAGCTCAAAGGCCATCTGGATATTGGTAATGACTTGCTTGTTTAAGAAGTCAAGGATTTGTGGATCCAACTCAATGAACCCGGCAGGAGGGATGTTCACCTTGGTCTCCACCTCGGTCGTGAAGCGGTTCGGGGTCTGCACCTGGTACACAGACATCGGCCCGAACATCCGCTTCGTGCCAGAGCCTCCGCAATTAGAGCAGGCAATGGCCACCTTCTCCTCAAAGCCTAACGCCTCCTCAATCTGCCCAGAGCCATTACACTTGTCGCACTCATCCACATATTCCCACTTCTGCAAGAAAGCGTGGCTGAACTTGGACATCTGCAAGGTGCTGAAGTCGCACACGGCTTGGTCCAAAGCAGGGATGGCAGGGGTATAGAAGGATTGAAAATAGTAATCGCCATGCTCCTGCACCGAAATGCCTCCGAGTCTTGTGCAAGGCAAATAGCCGAGGTTGTGGCGATAGTAAAGGCCAATCTCAAACTCGTAATCGCCCTTCTTGCCGATTTGCTTGGCTATCTGAATCTCGTTCTTGTCAAAGATGTAGAAGACCAACCCATCATCCGTCTTGGTACGGCCATGCTCAACTTCGGAGCCGTAATCAGCCTTTAGGAAGGCATACTCGCCCTCCTTCCATCCCCACACTCGCTTGGAGTGAAAGCAATGGGCCACAGGCGTGGTTTCAACGGTATCGTTGAAGGTGCCGTCCTCAAAGTATTGGAGGTCGGTAGGCATAACGGCCAAGACCGCATTGGGGTCGGTCAAGGTCATAAAGGTCACAATCTGCTGGAAATAGTTCTCCAACGAACCAAAGCGAGGATAGTCCTCGTTGAAATACCTTTCCTGGGAAGCGTCCTCAAAGCGAACCTCGTAATTCTGCCGGTTCCACACTCGCCCAGCGATGTTTACGGCCTTATGGAAATAAGGTACCGTGATGGGTTTGTAGATGTTCTTCCGATAATTGAACTCGTGAGGGAGTTCGTTGGGGGCTTTCTCCCGGAACAGCTTTTCGGGGAAGGCATCGTAATCGGAGTGGATCCGAAGCCTCATCTCCATCTCCACGCAAGACTGATAGGTCGGGTAGAAATCGGGGATGTAAAACTTGTCAGACTTTTTCTTAACCTCGTACTTCTTGTACTCCGTTATGATTTTGTCTAACAGGGGGAGAATTTCCTCTGTTGTCATGGCTATCGCTTTTTACCGCCTCTGCATTTGCACATTGGGAATGGTTTTATGCTCAAAATTAAGGCATAATTCGCTATTACAAGTATGCCTTAAACTCATCAAAGAACGATTCGTAAGGGTATTGTTGCTTGTTCTCAAGCTGATTCCTCATAGGGACATTGAACATTGCCTGGATTCCGTTTCGCTCTGGCTGATACTTCTTCGGCAGATTAGGGATGTCGTGTTCGCAGAACCCAGCGAAGGCACGGTTGAAAAGGCTATACTTGGCCACACCAGGCTTTACTCCATTGTCCCTCACATCGCTTGAGACATTATGGATATGGGGGCATTCAAATGATGGAGGCATAAACCCATAGTTTTCAATGTGCCGGTACATCATATCGCCATCCTCCTCTCCGAATCCCAAAAGCCTTTCGTCAAACCAATTCAACTCCTGCATCATCTTCCTGGAGGTCACGAAGTGCGACCAAGAGCCGTTCAGCACGAACATATTAGCTTGGGTGGTCGTTATTTGACTCACCCTGTCCATAAGGGCCTTTTTGTTGCTCACCCTTAAATCGTCATTCAGAATTAAAATATGGGAGGTCGGAGAGTGGACAACCAAATCGTTCCACATCTTTGCCAAGCCTCGCATCTCTTGGTAGAAGATGGGGCTTACATTGTCGTGATCGGCAAGAAACCGAAGCATATCCCTTCGGTATTCGTTGTCAAGGCCCGTCTTGCTTGAAGCGTTTACCGCAACAATCACGTCCATACCACTCAAATCCTCAATCAAGGGGATTAGGTGGGAACGGAAACGCTCCTTAAAGGTCGTTATGCCGATATACATTATTTCGCCTTAACGCCCCAGAAATACATATCCCAACCTTGGATGGATATTTCTTTCTCCTCAAACTCACATCCCTTCAAGGCCAATTCCATATCCTTGTCCGATATGTTGCGATAGTAATCGGTTGTGAATGGAGAGTTCCATCCCTCAGACTTGGCGGTGCCGTGTTCTGGTCTTCCAGGAGCAGCGCAAGTAATAACGATTAAGCCACCTGGCTTGCAAGCCTTGTACATCGCCTTAATGCTCTTCTTCCAGAACTTATCGTGTTCAAGCATCTCCCCAGAAATAACCACATCAAAACGCTCGTCTGTTTCTTCAATCCATTCGTGGATATAGGCAACGATGTCAACGTTCTTGCCCTCCCCAATGTCCATCCCCAAATACTCGCATTCCTCAAAGAATTGCAAGTTGCTACCATTTATGTCTTGACTTCCAACATCCAAAACTTTTTTACCCTTGAACATTTCGTGGAATCTTGCCTTAACGACATTAATGAAATCTACTTGTTGTGCGTGCATAACTTATTGGTTTAGAATGGTTTGTTTAATCTTTGAGTAAATCGTGTATTCGTTCGCATACTTACGAACCCAATCGTTCATTTGGGGCAGAAGCGAATCGTAATCAACCGAAGACACGATGCGTTCAATCTCGGCCTTTGCGAAGGATGCGTTGCCATAGGATTCAAGGCGAATGGCGAAAGGTATATGCTCGTGGATGTTTCTGGCACCCACATAAATAGGGATGGTTCTACATAGAACAGCGTCAATAATCTTGTCAGAGATGTAATCGTCCCAAATACCGTTCTCCATACATACCGAGAACTTGTAGGGGATCAAACCATCGGCCTTGTTGCCGAGTTCGCCTTTGCATCCCCTTACATTCAAGCCACGGCCATAAACATCAACCCATCCGCAAGAGGCAAGCTCCTTGGCTATCTTATACCTAAACAGGTAAAAGCCGTGGGCGATGTTGCTCGTCACCATACTTACTACCCTTCGCTTCTCAAAGCCGTCAAGGTAATCCGACAAAGGCCCATCCATGTGGTAAAACATTCCGCTCGGAAAGCCCACCAAGTTGCCCTCAATCCCATAGGCTTGTGGCTCCGTACAAGTGTAAACAACGGAGCAATAGGCCCCAATGCCACGGTCAAAGAAATCGTGGTCTGGTGGCTCTTGGATGAAGCCTATGACTCGTTCTCTTGGGACACGAGGCTCGGCCCCTCTTTTGTCGTTGAATACCACAAGCCAATCGTAGGAATCGTCATCAACAAAGGTGATGCCATCGGCCTCACTCCACAAGGACTGTTCCATAATCCTGCGGTTCAAAGACGCAGAATCGGTCCAATTACATATCGCTCTTACTTTAATGCTCATGGTATGCAGCTTACAAATGCCCTCTTAGAACGCTCCCAATTATCATCGTTTGTCTTCCAGATGTTCTTGTTCGCATAGAACCTCACCCTGTCCTCGTCATCGTGCTTAATGGTTATCAGGCCGTTATGAAAAGGCCGTTGCTCAAACCCAAGACCCTGCACCCGAAAATAAAAGTCAATATCGTCAATTCCCCATCCATCCACTATCTCGTTGTAGCCTTTGGCCCGGTAAAACAACTCCTTCCAAATCATACAGCATCCTGTTCCATCGCCATACCCCCATCCCGTAACGAATGTCCCTCCCTCCATAACCTTGATTTTGTGGTAGTTAAGGAATGCAGAATTGGTCATCAAGGCATCGGCATCCATAAAAACAAAGGTGTCGGCCTTCTCGGAAGCAGCCAAGGCACCGATGTTTCTTGCGTGGCTAAGGTTAAAGCCTTCGGCCTCGTGCCTTACCGCACGGACTCGTGGGTCGTTCAGGTCCTCAACATAATCGGCACTCTTATCGGGGTCTCCATAGTCAACCACGATAATCTCGTAATTGTCACCCTCCTGGGCGAGCCAAGTCGGTAACGCCTCTTCCAAATGGTGCATACGGCCCTTACAGGTCGTAATTACCGAGATGAATCCGCTCATTTCCATCGTATCAGCTGCTTTTGTTGTCCGGCGTGCTTTTGTCTGACAAGGTTGTGCCACTTGTACTCGTGAGTCAATCCGAACTTAGCATGATACTCTCCAAGCAAGGCGCAGGAATGCTCCCAGGCAGAATTGTGCGAAAACCCAGGCCCACCATAAAGTCCGAGAATGTAATAGTTCTCCATCATCCAAGGTATCGTCTTGGCAGATAAAGCATTTCGGTATTGAAAGTAAACGGGGTTCACGCCACAAAAGGGGTCAATCTTGTATTGGGCGCAAGCGATGTTAAAGGCAAGCTCATCGGGGTAAGTGCCTCCCCAAGCCATTCTGAGCCTATCCACCGGGATGCCGTTGTCAATGTTGTCCCTTACTTGCTCAAAGAACTCGGTCACTTTCTCGCCCTTGCGAAGGAACATAAAGGAACTGTTTATGGCCGTTACCTCGGCATCATCGTCAAGTTCGTGAAACTCCCAAATGGTGTCAAGAGATGCCCATTGCATCGTATTGCCAAAGAAGTCTGCGCCGTCCCTTTTTAGGTTGCCCTTGGGAGTTCCTCCTTTTGGATCATCCCAAGACGCTACTTGGGAATAGAAATATCCACTTTCGGGCAATGCAAGAAGCTCCTCAATCAGCGGTTGCAGGGATTTGAGTGCAACGCCATCCGTGTCAAAGTATAGGTTGTTGTCAAAGGCCATATACTTGTCCATCCTCGTCTTGGCCCTGCCAGGACTGAATCCTGCACCAGAATACAAGTCTTCTTGGTCAATAATGGTGATAA